CCACGTGCGTGGCACCCGAGGCGCTGGCCGTGATGCTGAGCTTGCCGCTGGCGTTGGTCAGCGTGTAGGTGAGCGTCCAGGTCCCCGCCGGGTAATCGGCGAGCGTGCGCTCCCAGTCCCAGGTCTCGCCCGCGCGCAGGCTACTCGGCTCACTGGTGGGTCGGGTCCTCGCCATGCCGGCACCCTACCGGCCGGCCTGTCCAAAAAATAGGCAAAAGTTGGACTTTTTACGGCCGCCAGCGCGTCACCCAGTTGTAGGCAGTGCTGCGGCGCACGCCCTTGGCGATCAGGCTCTTCGGCGTATCGTGCGGCTCGACCGTCGGGCGGTCGCACACCTTGGGGACGTAGATCCGCTCGCCGCCGTAGTGCTCGGCGAGCAGCTCGCAGAGCTCCTGCGCGTTGACCGCGCGGGGTCCGAGCAGGCGGCGCAGGTCCTCGAACAGCGCCGCCACCGCTCAGGGCCGCCAGCCGGTGACGAAGTTGCGCCGGCGCTTGGCCAGGCGCGGGTCTTGGGCGGGTTTCTGCGGCTCGGGTGGTGGCGGCTCCAACTTGGCACGCGACAGCAGCAACGCGGCATAGGCGTAAACGCGGCAGTCGAGCGCCTCGTTGCGCGGCCGGGTGGCGATCCACTCGGGATAGGGCACACCGCGGCGGTAGCGCAGGACGCGCTTCTCGGCGGTGAGTTGGAGGAAGTACTCGGTGTCGCGCGCCGGGAAGTGGCAATAACCGGGACCTGGCGTGCTCATGCTGAGCCGCCGGTAGAGGATCGCCTTGGCCTCGTCCACGCCGATCGGCTCTGGTTTGGCGTCGCCGGTGCGGTCGCTGCGGGCCTGCCGGCGCAGCCGACGAGCGCCGGTCTCGGCTACAGGCTTCCCAGGTCCAGCCATGCCTTTCGCCGGCCAGGCATAGCGACGGCCGCGGGTGAATGCGTAGACGCGTTTGGGCAGGTAGCCGCTGTCCACTACCACGCCAGCCGGCGTCAGGCTGCGACCGTCGGCGGTTGGAATCCGCGCGGTGACGACCTCGGCGAGCTCCTGCCAGACCTCGTCGTTGACCGGCTCGCCAATCAGCACCTGGTAGTCGAGCGACCAGGACTCCTCGCCCACGCCCCAACCGACGATCTCCAGCTCCAGGCGGTCGGCCTGCACGTCCACGCCGATGGTGACCGCCAGCACGCCGGCTGGCGCAAGCTCGCCCCAGTCCTCCACCCGGCGCTCCAGCGCGTGCGGCTCGACGCCCTCGCCGTCCTCCTCCCAGGACTCACCGAGCGAGGTGTTGACCCAGGTCTTGAGCAGCTCGGGGCCGCCGGCCTTGGCCTCCAGGAAGCCGCGCGCCACGTCCGCCGGGGTTGACCAAGGCGAGTAGAGCTCGGAGAGGTGGAAGCCAGCCACGCCGCGAAAATCTGCCGTGGCCTGCCACTGGCCGTGCGCGATGGCCTTCTGGCGCTGCGCCTCCGACCAGCGCGCGTCGCACTCGCCGCAGTGGATCGCCGCCTCGTCCGGCGCACCGTCCGGCCAGCGCACCAGCTCCCAGGTCAGGCGCTGGCGGTGACCGCACGCCGGGCACGGCACCAGGTAGTGGCGCCGGTCACTCTGCTCGTAGGCGGTCTCGATTCGGCTGAAATGGCGCGTGGTTGGCGTCGAAGTGAGCACGATTCGCCGATTGTGGAAGGTCGCGGTGCGTTTTCGCGCCAGATTCACAGGATCGCCCTCGGTGCCGACCGATGGCGGGTACCGATCCACCTCGTCGCAGAGCACGACGCGAATCGGCCGCGAGGCGAGCGAGGCCGGACTATTGGCGCCGGCAATGGTGATATGGCCGCCAGGGAATTGCTTGTGCAGGATGGTGTTGTCGCTGTCCCGCGAGCGTGCGTCTTTCACCTTGCCACGCAATGAGGGTGTATCGCGCACCATAGGCGCGAGGCGGTCTTTTGAGAATGCCTTCGCCATGTCCAAGGTCGGCTGCAATAGCAGGATCGGTGACGGGTCTTGGTGGATGTAATAGCCGACGATATTGAGCAGCACCTCGGTCTTACCCACCTGCGCCGAGCTCATCACCACGATCTGCTCGGCGTGCGGGTCATTGAGCGCATCCATGATCCCGCGCTGATAGGCCGCGCGTGCGGTGTGCCAGCGACCCGGCTCGGCCGAGGCTTCCGGCGACAGGCGCCGATAGGCGTCCGCCCACTGCGCGACAGTGAGCTTCGGCGGCGGCCGATAGACGGCACGGTGGCGCCGGTGCAGGTCGTCAATAAGCAGGGTCTGCGCTGAGCTCATCGAGCGCCTGCCGGATCAAGTCGCCGGCCTTCTCTTCGATCTCGTCGCGCGAGAGGCCGGCACAGGTCGCCGCCAACTGGGTCGGCAGCGATAACAGTTTGGCGCGCACGTTCCCGCCGATCTGGTCCCAGCGATCGAGCACCACGTCGGCCGGGATCAGCCGCTTCTGCTTCACCGCCTCATCCAGCGCGGCGATATTGGCTTGGTGGTGCAGTAGGCGCGCGCGCTCCAGCTTCTCGTCATAGACCTTGCCGGTGCTATCAACGCCCAGCTCGGCCGCCCAGCGGACGCGCAGCCATTTGCCGAAAGCGCGGCAGGAAAAGCCAGTGGCGCGGCCGTTGACGTTGGTGAGTTTGGGCGGCGCATCCGGCTCGCGTGCCAGGCGCTGGAAGTGACGCAGCGTCAGTCCGAGGATCTCGGCGGCCTGGTGCTGGGTCAGTGTCTTTGCGTCTGTCACTTAGGGCGCTCTGTCACTAGCGCGATTCCGCGCGCTTTGCCACCCGCACGTCAGACTGCCGGGAAGGACCCGCGCTCATCGACGTTTGGCGATCAGCGATTCGAGCCGGCCACGCAGCCGACGCACCGCGAACGACTCGGCCTCGCGACGATGCTTCTCGATGATGGCCTGCCACATAGTCACCGGCGAGATCACCACCTGCTCGATGATCGGCAGCGCTGGCCGGTAGGCGGTGCCGGCCCACTTACCGGTCTTCACTTCCCGCGCTGGCAGGCTGCTGTATGGCCTTCCCTGCTTGCGGGACTTGGCGCCACGGCGGAACACACCGCGATGGCCGCTGCCCATGGTGGCGAAGAACGCACCTTTCAGGATCTTCTTTCGGCCCTTAAGGATCGCAACCGACACGCCGCGCTTGGTCTGTGTCGGGCTGAACTTCGAGACCGGGATTGGCTTCGCCTTCATCGAGACTTCCGCTTCCAGCTTGGCGCGGGTGGCCTGCTGAATTCGGAAGTACGGGTCAAGGTCCATCTTCTTGATATTCCACTTGGCGCGAATGTCTTTGCTCGCTTCCGAGCGAATATGCTTGGCGGTGTCATTCAGCGCACCGCGTGTGGCGATCTCGATCTCTTTCGGCAACGCCTTGAGCATGGCGCTCACAGCGCGGGTGTCCACGGTAATGCTCAGCATGTCTCGTCCTCCTCGCCGTAGTGGTCGGCGCAATACCAGTGCTCACCCTGCTCGTCCTCACGGCAGAGCGTGGCAGGCTCGGTGCACTGCGGGTGCTCGCAGGGTAGGTCAGAAGGGAAGGTCATCGTCGAAGTCCGCTTTCGGCTTCTCGGCCGCCGGTTGGCTTGGCTCGGCTCGGCGTTGATCGCGCTCTTCCGGGTCGTACAGGTTGGCCGTCACTCGGTCGTCGCCTTCTCGCCTTGGAATGGCGGCCAGATTAGTCAAGGCGTCGAGCGTCAGGTATTGGCCGTACTTGCCTTCGTGAAGGTGGCCGATCGTGCGGTAGCGTTTCTTCATCGTGCCATCGTTGGCCTGGTACTCGCCGACTACGGCCACGATGCGTTTCAGGATCGTCATCAGCTTGCCTCTCGGTAGCGTTGCCAGAAGAGCGTGCGGCATTCCTCCAGGGTCTTCCCTGGCGGCGGGTCTTTACCGAAGTGCTGGCGGAAGGCGGCAGCGACGGCGCGGTCGTCGCAGAGGTTGATCCGCTCGCGTGGTGTTGGCCTGTCGGCCTTGGCGCGCGGGTTGCGTCCCTTCGCCCTGGGGTTGGTCCCGGTCTCCCTAGGGGTTTGTGTCTCAGACGAGAAAGTCCCCTTTGGCGCGTCAGCGCCGAAAGGGGATTTAGGGGTTATATCTGTATCTGTATCTGTATCTGGGGGCGTTACAGAAACCGTTTCGGAACGTTGCTGTAACGTTTCACTGCGTTTCTTGTCCCGGTACTTGCGCACGCGATCCGTGGAAGTGTCTGAGAGATATTGCCTTTTCTCCCAGCCGAGCGGGTGCAGCGTGTCGGGATCGATCAGGCCGACCTCAGCCAGACGTGCGACGGCCTTCTCTGCCTCGGTCACCTGAAGGCCGAGCTTCACGGCCACCTTGCGCAGCATGAGCGGGTCGTCGGGATCGAGCAGCCCCTGTGCCTGGCAGCACAGCAGCGCGACGTAGTGCCAGCGATCCTCGAAGGCGAGCAGGCGCAGCTTCTCGTCGTCTACCGCTTCCGCGTACAGTCGAAACCAGGTCGTGCTCATCGTCCCAAGTGCTCCCAAACATCCTCAACGCCACGCGCCACGAAGGCCACGCCGTTCGCCTCACGTACCCGCTCCAGGAAGGCCGCTTGCTCTGGCCGTAGCCGACCGCTTGGCCGCTTAACCTCCACCTCCAGGCGGCGGCCGTCTACCAATTGGCCGGTAATGTCCGCGGCGCCCACGAAGCCGAACTTCATCCATTGCGAGGTGCTCCCGTCGCGATACGCCAGCCTTCCCGCCGCGGTATTCATCCGCATTGCCCAAGCCACTTGCGGGTGGAATGCGAGCGCCTCCAAAACCGAGGCCAAGACAATACGCTCGGACGGCTCTGGACGAGTGAGCCGGAAGGCGTTTTTGCTCATTCCGCCTCCATCAGAAGCAGCCGCGCCAGGCACTGCCAGTGCTCGAATGAGCGCGAGCGGGACGCGTAATACGCGACCGCCTCCTGGTGCGCCTGGCGGCTATTCGGTTGGTACTCGACGCAGAGCTCGACCGCCTCTCCGGGCGCGTAGCGCGGGCAGGTGCGGCCAGCGAGGTGGCAGGTAGCGCAGAGGTTCACGCGGCCGCACCCTTGCGGGGTAGCAAGCGCCGTCGCTCACTCAAGCCAATGTCCGCGCGGCGTGCGGCGCTGTGTGCGCCTTGGTGCAGGGTGGCGAGCGCGATCAGGGCGCGGGCGACGGCACGGTCGCCGGCGGCCTGGGTGCGCCAATCCATCTGATTCAAGCGCACCAGCACCGCGCGCGGCACCAACGCCAGGTTATCGGGATCAAAGCACTGTTCCTGGTCGCCATCGAGAAACACCACGGCGTGCCCGCGCGGCACCGGGCCGTGCGCGGCCTCCCACGTCAGGCGGTGCACGTAGCGCCAGTTCTTCCACCTCGGGGCGTCGCGATCGTCGGCGACCTTGAGCTTCCACAGCCCTTCGGTGTCCTGCACGTAGGTGCCGACCGGCTGCCAGGTCGGCGGCTGGTTGCCAGGCCGGAAACGGGTCTCAGGCGAACGCCCGCCGCATTCGTAGCCGGCGAGGCCCTTGTTCCACGGCACCGTGCCCGGCTTGATCCGGGTGTCGCGACCGCTGCGCAGCCGGTAGCGCGAGATCGCACCGGCGATCTGGGCGTCGGTGAAGCCATGGCCGGGAAAGGCGCGGTCCATCAGCGGGCGGATGTCCGCCTCTTTCACCTGGCGGTAAGCGCGCGCCAGCCAGTCCAGTTGCTCCTCGCTCCACAACCGATGCGGATTGCTCGGGTCGCCGCGGGCCCAGCCCTTGCGGTGGTTGGTGCGGATCATGTAGCGCTTCTTCGCCGAGTTGATTGTCTCGCGCGACACCGGGTAACCGAGCTCGGCGGCGAGCTCGGCGGCAAGCTCACTGCTGCGCCGCTGTGGCGCCTCGCGCCGCAGCCAGGCGATGCGCTCCGGTGTCCAGTCGATCACTGATCGAGGCCCAGCAGGCGCAGGGGTGGTTGCGCGACGCCCTGCTCAGCCGCCACCCGGCGCGCGTCCACCGCCAAGCGGCCGACGCCGATCAGCTCGCGCGCGACTCCGGTGAGCGCGCCCGCGCGGGCGATCTCGGCGCGCAGCGCTTCCTGGTCGAGCTCGTCGTCGTTGAGCCGCTCAAGTTGCAGAAAGAGATGATTGGCCAGGTCCTCAAGTCGGTTTTTCATCGTTGTCGCTCTCCTCTTGTCGGGGTGTCACTTCTGTCTGCGCCGCAGCTCAAAGCACAGCCGCACATGCGACTCGATCCGCTTGCGCCATTGTTTCGGCGCCTCCGCCAGCCGTGCCGCGCGCTCTTTTTTTGTGCGCCCGGCTTCAACCCAAGCCTGCCAGATGGGACAGGATTTCACACGCGCTGCGCCTCCGTCCGCCGAGTGAACCATCGCCGCACGAGGTAAGACCGGGCGATGCTGATGGCGGTGAACCATGCACCAATCGCGAGATTGGTCGCGAGGTCCACCTCGATCCCGTAGAGCGGAAACACCAAGAGCTGCGAGCCGAGCGCGACCAGATAGCCGATGGCTACGTTGGTCACGCTCTCCACCAGGCTATGCCAGCGGGTTTGCATCAGCCGGCCCCGCACGCGCAATCAACGGCGAACAGGTCTGACTGATTGCCTTGGTGGGTCAGGTTAGCGACGGCCTGGCGGTAGTAGCTCTCCTTGAGCTCGATGCCGATGTAGCGGCGATCCAGCTCGACCGCCACATAACCCTCCGAGCCGATGCCGGCGAAGGGTGAGAGCACGATATCACCGGGATTCGTCCACAGCTCAATCCCGCGGCGAATGACCTCCAACTGCAACGGGCAGATGTGGCGCTCGTCGTCGTGTTCGCGCGCGCTGCGGTATTGCAGGGTGTCGC